AAGAAATAAAGCGTTTGAATTAGAAAATAAAATATTTGGAGGAGAAGCTACAAGCACAGCATTCATATCAAGTGATGAGATTGTAGATGGTACTATAGTTGATGGAGATATATCTACAACTGCAGAAATAGCAGTTAATAAGTTAGCTCATGGTACTGATAACCAAATACTACAATCTGATAATAGTGGCAATGTTGCATGGGAATCAAACGTACAAATTCCAGGTACTTTAGGTGTTAGCGGAGCTGTCGGAGTAGATGGTAACTTTGATGTTAATACTAATAAATTTACTGTTGCTGCAGCTACTGGTAACACAACTATAGCAGGTACTTTAGGAGTAACTGGCAGTTCATCATTTACTAATGCTATAACTGGTTTAAATGGTGCTGTAATTGATAACATTTACATTGGAATAAATAATGACAATGAAATTGATACCTCCTCTGGAAATTTAACTTTAGATTCAGCTGGTGGTACAGTTATTGTTGATGATCATCTTACTGTTACTGGAAATGTAACAACAAATGCTGTAAATTTAGGAGATGATGATAATCTTAATATAGGAGCAAGTGAGGATCTTATAATAAAGCATGAAACTACAGGTAGTTCAGATGTAAATGTTATATATACTGCTCAAAATTTCCTAATTAATAAAAAAGGTACTAGCGACCAACTAGCTTATTTCGTACCTGATGGCGGAGCTTTTTTAGGATATGCTGGTAATACTAAATTTGAAACGACTAGTGCTGGAGCTAAAGTAACTGGTAACTTAGAAGTAACAGGAACAGTTGATTTTGGTACTTTTAACGCTTCCACAGCAACTGCACTTCAAACAGGTAGAACTTTAGCTTCTACTGGAGATGTAGTTTGGAACTCTGGTACATTTGATGGTACTGCAAATGTAACAGCAGCAGCAACTATTCAAGATGATGCAGTTACATATGCTAAGATGCAGAATGTATCAGCTACTAATAAAGTATTAGGTAGAATTTCATCTGGTGCTGGTGCTGTAGAAGAGCTTTCAGCTGCTAATATTAAAACAATATATGAAAGTAATACTGAAACTAATGCATATACAGATGCTCATAACACCTTAATTGGTGGTATTACCTCAACAGCATCTGAAATAAATAAACTTGATGGTTATACAGGTACAGCTACTAACTTAAATATTGTTAGTGGGATGACAAAAGTAGTATCTACAGATTCTTTCCCAACAACAAGTGATACAGCATACCCTACTGCTAAACGTATTAACACTCATATAGTTAGTTTAATTAATGACGTAGGTGGTTTCGTACCGATAGCAAATGAAGTATCGTTCCCTAACGCTAACCCTGACCCTGATGATGGAGCAGGTACCATTGTGTCTATTGCAGACGCAGGTGGTTTAAAAGTTGCTGATGGTAGTGGATCTGGTACATATGCTGGTACAGCTGGTCATTCAATCGGAGCTACAACTTTAGGTGGTACAGCTGTAACTATTACAGATATAGACACATCTCTTAGAGGTACAGAGATAGCTGCTGGTAAGGGTATGCTGGTACAGACAACCAGTACATTAAATACATATACATACCATAGACTTACCTTAGATGAAGCAGGTGTAGCTAGTGCTCAATCAGCGATAACTAGCTTTAACTCAAGATATAAAGTTCACGACTTTAATACAGGAAACCCATCTAATCCAGCTGAAGGTAATTTAGCATACGACACTAACGCTAACAAGATGAAGGTGTACGACAATAGTACATCAACATGGAAAGAAGTTACTTCAGTCGGAGACTTTAAATATCTATTCCTATGTCCTACAGGTGGAACGGGTGCTCCTACTATAAATGGTAGTATTGCTACATATGACTTAAGAGAAGGTAGTAATTCTGGTTCTGCGGCTAGTGTAAGTAGTGCAGCTCAATTAATTGTTAGTATTAATGGTGTAGTACAGAGAGCTAATACTGGTACATCTGCTCCTACTGATGGCTTTGCACTTGTCGATAGTAATACAATTATATTTGGTGCTAATTTAGCTACTAATGATTCAGTATTTATAGTACAAGTAGGTTCTACTGTAACTTTAAATCATCCTGCTGATGATTCAGTTGATGCTGATGCTATAGATGATGGAGCTATTTTAGATGTAGCTATAAATGGAACAGCTAATATAGCTGTGTCTAAACTTGCTGACTTTGTTCCTAATAATGCTGATAATAGAGTTATTACTGGATCAGGCACAAAGAATACTTTAAACGGTGAATCAGCCTTTACTTTTGATGGAGATACATTAAAATTTACCCATGATGCTGTTACTAATTTCGATAGTAACGCTCAGGATTTCCTTGTTATAGAGAATGGTGATTCAGATACTTATATAAATATAGTAACTGAAACTACTAGAGATTCTGGCCTTCTCTTTAGCGATGGAACAAGAGCAGTAGGTTACTATAACTATAATCATAATAGTGATTATGCCTCTATAGGAACAGCAGGAAGTGAAAGACTCCGCATAGATTCGAGTGGAAATTTCTGGCTGAATAGCAATGGTGCTGTAAGCACTGATAGACAAGTATTTTATGCTGATGGTACTTCTGGATTAGTTGAAGCTGGTAATGAATTAAATATTTTCCAAAACAAATCTGCTAGTGGTGGTTTATACATTGGTTATAAAGATATAGCAAATGGTGGAACAATTACTGATTACCATTTTTATACAGGAGAAGGAAACGATACTAAAGCAAATATATCTTGTGCAAGTCTAGCAGTTGCAAATAACGGTGGTATTAACTTTGCTGCTACTTCTGATGCTGGAGGTATGACAAATGAGCTTTTGGACGATTATGAAGAGGGCACATGGACTCCTGCTAATCAATATTTAACAATTACAAATAATAATACGGCTGTATATACAAAAGTAGGAAGATTAGTAACTATTCAATTCGATATTACTTATGCTTCTACTCCTGCTGATACGGCTCAAGTTGGTGGAAGAATTGAAGGACTACCTTATACATCGGGAGCTAATGGTTTTCACTTTAGTCCAACTTGGCAAGCTACAGCAACTGGTACTGTTAATGATAATGAATCATATAATTTCCTTAGTTCTGTAAATGGTAGTGATACTAAAATTATATTTTATTCCATTGGTAGTAGTTGTGAGGCAACAAGAGGACAGGTTGCTGATAAACGTGTTAGAGGTACAGTTACTTACATGACAGCATAATGAACACTCTTTATACCAAAAAACTATTACATTAACAACATGGCAACATTAACAACAATAAATAGCGGTGGGGTCAAAGATGACTCCATCGTTAACGCTGATATTAAATCTAGTGCAGCAATAGCAGGATCAAAAATAGATCCTGACTTTGGAAGCCAAACTATTGAAACAACAGGAGGATGTTCGATAGGTCAAAACATAGTGGTTGGTGGGACAGTAGATGGGGTTGATATTGCAGCGTTAAATACAAATGTCGGAAATAAAGCTGTATTAACAGGCTCAACCAATAATACTATTACTACAGTTACAGGTGCAAACGCTATTCAAGGTGAAGCAAATCTTACCTTTGATGGCGATACATTAGATGTTGCTGGAACCACAAGAGTTACAGGAGCAGGTGCTCCTTCCGCTGGTGAAGGGATGGAGTTATATTACGAGACTGATCTAGGGACTATATTAGTATATGACCGACAAAATGCTCATGATGGGATATTAAGATTAAGTGCTAGTAACGTAATTGTAAATAACTATGTAAGTACTATGGCAGAGACTTGGGCTGATGATTTTATCATCTCAGGTGCAGCCAGTACAGGTATGACTATTTATAGTGCTGATAATACTTCAACTGGTTCTATAGCTTTTTCTGATGCTACATCAGGTGGTAATAGATATGTAGGATTTATACAATATGATTTCGATAATGATAGATTGAAATTAGGGGTAGGCTCTAGTAGTGAGTTTATCATGAATACAGGTGGTCAAATTGGTATAGGTGTTACTCCAACAGATTGGGATACTACCTATTGGCGATCTATTGCTTTAGGTAGTCAAAGAGGGACAATTTCATCATATCATCCTAATTCTCCTTCTATATTCCTTTCAACTAATTGTCATTCAGAAGGTTCTGGTTGGGGTAGTTCATGGAAACAAGATCAACAAAGTACAAATGCTGGATTTAATCCTACACGATATTATCAATATGCTGGTACTCATTATTTTGAAAGAGCACTTACAAGAAATGATGATAATGATTTGTCTTTTGTTGAACAATTAAAGCTACAAGAAGACTTAGATGTTAATGTTGTTAGCGGTAACTTGAAAATAGGAACTGCTGGTAAAGGTATTCAGTTCTCTCCTTATGATGAGTCAGTTTCTAATCCTGGTTCCGATAGCAATACGTTGGACGATTATGAAGAAGGTACATTCACGCCTACAATATCTCCTAGTACAAGTTCGTTTTCTACTGCTCCTGGTTATACTCACCAGATTGGTGAATATACTAAAGTAGGAAACCTTGTAACTTGTAATATATATCTATCTTGGAACAATAATGGTGCTGGTGGTTCAGGAACTATTGGTCTTTATGGATTACCATTTACAATAAGTGCCGCTTCAACTTATACTGGAGTTAGTTTTGGATGGGCATATTGGGCTCACCAAGGAATGAATGAAAATAATTACGTCACTGCATACGGTCAATCTGGACAAGCTTATGCTCTCTTTTTATACCAACGTACATATAATGGTAGTTCTGGTAGTACTAACTGGGGTATGACTTATACAGCAATGGGGCCAGCTTTTGCTCATTCAGAAGCTTCATTCAGTTGTACTATAAGTTACCACGTTTAATAACTTAGACCGCAGCTAAGTCTCTAAACTAAGCCATAAACCTATTTAGCTCGGAGAGCTTCCTTAAATGGCATTAACAAAAACACAAGAAAACGATAAAATAGAAATCGTTTCAAAATGGAACATTCAAGTTAGAAATGCGACAATTATTAAAGATGATGGAAAAGAGATTTCTCGTACCTTTCATAGAAAAGTAATCGTACCAGGAACACTTGATGCAAGTGATAACTTAGTTGATACAGATATCAGTGGAGAAGATGCAGACGTACAAGCAATAGCTAATGCTGCATGGACTACACAAGTCAAAGCTGACTATAAAGCATGGTTGATCGCAAACAAAAACACACCAGGAGCATAAATGACCCACCACGTTACAGACAAAATCAACGCACTTACTGCTGAACTACAAACAGTAATAGAAGAGCATAATCAACTTGTACAAAAAAAGCAAGAATTAATAAATAAAGCTACTGAACTACAAGGAGCTTTAAAAGCTTTAAAGGAGTTGAATGAAGAGCAACCTACCGAAGGTGAGTCTTCCTAAAACTCCTACAGCTCTACCTACGATGGAAATAGAATTTAAACCACCTAATGCTAGGATTCCTGGGTATATACCTATGGTAATCCCTCCAAGTGATTTAGAAGCTCCTGAAGGGGTAGAGACAGAAGCTACAGAAGAACCTCAAGCACCAAGTTTAAAGATACCTGTACTGGATATACAGATGCCAGTACCTGAGACCGCAGTAGTAGTAACAGCTGTAACTACAGCAGTTGTAGCAGTCGCTACTACTACGCTTACTCAGTCTTTATTTGAACCAATTAAAAAGAAAGTTCAGAAACAATTACAAGCTAAAGTCAACAAATGGAAGGAAAAACGGAAGGAAAAAAAGGACTCCTCGGAAAGCTAAAAGATGCTGCTGAGGACCAAGAACATCAAATCCAGATTTTAGGTACATTTGTCCGTCTCGGCGTTGTAGTTTGGTCTGGATTTATCATTACAATGAACTATGTAGAATTACCTATGATTAAGAAAGCTGGGAATAGTGATATCACGTTCGTAGCTTCGGTATTTACGGGAGCACTTGCCACTTTTGGCTTGTCTACTGGTAATTCTAAAGATAAAGGAACACCTGTAAACTGCCCAATGGCTAAAAAGAAAGATGAATGAGTTTTTCCAAGTAATAGTATGGAGCTACGTTTATGGTTTAGCTGTTGTATTACTCTTTAAATTTGTTCAAGATACTGCAGAAGAAGAATGAAGAAATGGATTTTAACCCTGTTACTGCTATCACCCACTGCTATCAAAGCAGAATTAATAACTCCCAACTTTACACAAGGGAGTATGAACTCAACTACTACAACGACCCAAGAAATTGTAGAGGAAATAACTACAACAACTTATGGATCAGCGTTAAGCAAATGGTCTGGGGAAAATATAACTCATACTTCAGCAACATCTGGAGGAATAGTAGATTCAGATTCAGTCTTCACTCTTCATACAG